AGGGTAAAGAGGACGAACATTATTAATGAAACTTCCAAACTTAACAAAAGCATTATAGTAAGGAGATCCGCAAAACTCATCATAAGTCTTTTCTCTCTTTGCTCCTGCAGAAAGTTTATAAAACCTTTGAAACGCATAAAAGCCATATCTTACCCTTTTTTCATTTTTTTGTAAAGCACGTCTTTTCTTTTCACACATATGAGCCGCAAGAGTTTTTTCTTTCATATACCCATTGCCGCAATATTCGCACTTATATGGCTTAGAGTTTGACGTCAATGTTATGCTCCTCAGCCAGTTCTTTGAGTTCTTTTTTTGTAGATAGTCTAGCAAGCAGTTCTACCTCGTCTTGTTTCATATTTGGATAGATTTGTTCTAACAGTTTAATACTTTTACTATTGTCTGTCTTTTTCTTTTTAAAACCAATCCAGTTATGATTTCTTATACTGCTGTTAGCATTGTGTGTTGAACACAACAACTGCCATTGAAGTTTAGGATGTCTAGTGCCTAGCTCGTTCCAGTTCTTGTTATAAATTTGATTAGTCATTACAACAGCAAGCTCTTGTGCTTCTCTAGAACCGGACACTGAGCTTGCATACCTGTTTAGCAACCAAAAGTTTACACATTTCTTTTGTTCGTCTGTAAGTTCGTTCCAAACAGATTTAGCATTACTGTCTATACAAGCTAATACATCTTTTACTGGGAATGCTTGGTATGCCACGCTGTTACATCCTCCGGAGAATTAATTTCTATACCATTAAAGTATACACTCTGTGTACCTATATTGCAACCGTTTTTGAGCCAGCGTAACTGTTCTAAAGGTCCTGCTATAATTTTCATTTTTCATCCTTTACTGTATAATACATTGTAATCAGACGATCTAAAAGTTTTTGTAAAGTTGGATATTGATGTGCAAGTTCACATAATTTTTTCCATTCTCCATAATCTATAAGATCTCCCTGTGCTCTAGCAACTGCACCGGGATCGCCGCCTATTATCCAACGAGGGATAGTATTGTGTGGAGCGTCTCGATAACGAGCGTACACGACACCATCGGCACGCTCGTATATCAAGGCTGCGCCAGGTATTAGTTTACCCCGCGGCTGTGTCATTTAACTTACCTTTAAGGTAGTTAAGCAATACACCGTATGCTGGTAGGAACACAACTAATCCTACAACAATCTTAGTAAGTGTATTGTTCTGTGCTACGTCTGCGACCCACGGTTGAGGGTAAAACGCTACGTAGAAGAAAGAATACGTATCGATGATGTTTGCGACAATAGTTGAAATTGCTGGTGCCGCCCACCACGCTTCTGTATACTTTTCACGAATGTGTTGGAACACATATACGTCAAGCATTGTACCAATAGCATATGCTGTACCTGATGCAAGACCAACTCTATATGCGTGTTCATCGCCAAGTGCTAATAGCACAAGCACTGACGCTACAATAGCAGGAATAATTGCCATTGCTACAACAGCACGACCTGCTTCCTTACCAACCATTCTAACTGTTAGGTCAGTTGCTACAACTACAATCGGAAATGTAAATGCCGCGGCGGCTAATGGAAACGAACCAAACAATGGTAAGTCTGCGCCTGGGAATAAATCAAATCTAATTGTAACTAAGTAATTACTAACTGCAATTACTAATGTGTGTAGGATTACTAGTTTAGTAACTAGTGCTCTGTCTACACCTTCTAGTAGTTTTGTAAACATTTTTTACTTCTTTCCTTTTATTGCGGTGCCTACTGTTCTACGCACGATATCATCGTGGTTAAATTCTGCCCAGTAAAGTTCAAAAGCGACACCATCTTCCAAACCTTCAAACTGGTGAATTTTTCCGGGCTTCACTTGCGTGAACTCCCCTGGACCAAGAATAGTTTCATCAACTAATCCTTCTTGGTCTGCATCTTGCCAAACACGGACAAGCATCTTGCCCGATTCGACAAAGAATCCGTTCCATTTATATTTGTGTTCGTGTTCCGAACACTTGAAACCTTTTTTAAACTCGATACGATGAAATTCTAATACACCGTTAGCGTGGATCAATTCCGTTTGACCCCATATCTTACCTGCCTTCATAATGTCTCCTTACAGCAAATTAGTATAATCAATTACTTCACTTTGTCTACTAATATCTTTAATAAAGTACGCACATAATGGTTTGTCGCCGTCCTCAATTGGCACAGCTAAAAGTTGTCCGTTTTTTGTTTTAGGAAAATACCATTTTACATCGTTATAAAAATTAGTTACTCTAATGTCTGCAAAATCAAATTTATAACTAGATAAAGGATTAAAAAGAAATGCTTCAAATCCTCTATCGTTTATACTTGTTAATGGTAATACCTCTAGGTCATTTCCACTATGACTGTCGCCTACTGCAATGTGCCAATCAATTGGCATCATAATTTCTTTTCCATTAATTTCTAATACCATTGCTGGCGCACTAAAAGATTCTAAGAAGATTAAAGGAATAAAAAAGAAGTCTGGTTCTTTTGCATCTGAATTATCAAGAACGGCAAACTGAACTTCATCTTCAAGTTCATCAGGCATATTTGTTAAAGAAAATGCTTTGTTTTCTAATGTTAATATTTTCATTGTTAGTTCCAATCTACCTTTTCTATGGTAAAGGGGTATTGTGCCTCTTTATAGAACTTCTTACGCTGTGTTAAATGTCGCTTCGCAAACTTACACGTAGAAGTTATGTCCCATATTTGTACGAAGTCTTTGTCTTTTGCCTTTCTTACGCCTCTGCCTATACTTTGAATTACACGAACAAATGACTTGCCAGGTTCAATAAGTACCAAATTAAAAATGCGAGGAATGTTGATACCAACGGCAGCAACACCATACGTAGCGATGACCACGTGATTATTTGCTTCATTAATTTCATCATATGCTTCCTTCCTGTCTTTTAATTTTACATCACCTTTAACAAATACACTGCCCGGAATCAATTCCTGTAACATCTCACCTGCTGAAATTCTGTCAACAAGTATAAGTGTGTTGCCGTCTTGCCTTACTGTGTTTAATAGTTTGCCTATATATTCTACTCTGTCTTTGTTAGTAACGAGATATTTTAATTCTGATTGATAATCTCGATGTTCTTGTGTATCTATCAGCTGTACAACATTAACGTGACAGTCTGATAGTACACCTTTGTCTTGCAATTCCTTTGCAGTAATACTTCCTATTACTGGACCTAATGAAGCGTGGATTGATTCAAACTCAAACTTTTCTTTTGGAACAGTTCCAGTTAAGCCCCAGCGTATTGGTGCATTGCGTAAGTTGCGTGTGAGCAAGTTTTTGAGTACTTCTGCTTTTGCTTGGTGTACTTCGTCTACAATAATAGCACTTACACCATCTAAGAATTCTGCTAAACTTAGTACAGCACTGCCGTCTTTAAATTTCTTGTCTAGAATGTTTAGTGATTGCCACGTACAGATAGTGTGGGTTTTACCCAACTCTTTTCTGTCACCAAAATACACACCTACATCTAAACCGCAGTTAATATAGTCTTCTTCTGTTTGTGTAACAAGTGATTTGTTAGGAACAATAACTAGGCTACGCCCGTATGGTTCACATAGATGCGAAAGTGTAGCGGTGGTAATTGTTTTACCTGCACCAGTGGCAATTTCTTGTAAGCTCTGTGGGTTTTGTAGAAAGTTGTTGATTGCTGTAACTTGATAGTCACGCAGAATAATTTCTTCACCTTCTGCTGGATGTCCCTTAGGCCAACGTACACCTTGGTCTGCCCAGTAACGTTCTGTCACTTGCGGAAAGTTAAATTGTATAGGATGTCTGTTATCTTCAATGTCAACAATTTGCACATTATTTTTTTGTAGTACATCAACAATAACATCGAGATGATTAACGTAACCTGTACCGCCAATACCAAAGAAAGCAACTTTACCGTCCCATCGTCCCAGTTTATACTGGGGCATATATCTAGCATAAGGCACTTCAAATTTAAGAGCATTGGCGAGCTTTCGTCGTACATCTACATCTAATCCTTCTAGTTTGATGTTTACTTCATCTTCAATTATTAATTTACAACTTGCCATTAAAGTTTGTCAATTCCTTTACCTAAGTAAGATCGATATCCGTGTGTTGAGTTACCTTCTACTAAATGAATAATAAGGTCAGCACCCGGATAACAATCAATTACTTTTCGTGTAGCTACAAAACCACTAGACCCTAAAACAAGAATGGTATCTGGATTCCATCCTGAAGTGTATAGCGGCTTTGGCATTTTATTATCTGTATTATATACTATCTTAGTGTTTTTGTCAACCTTATTGTTAATGCGTTGCTTTTTAATGTATTCGTTGAATTCAATGCCGTCGTCTTTATTGTCTAATCTAAAAGTAACACTAATATCTGCAGGGTTAACTATATTTCTAACATATTGTTGTACCTCAACAATTTTATCATAAAAGGTAGATTGATTACTAGCCAACAGAATTAATGTTTTAGTTCTTTTTAAGTTTTCAAGCGTTAATAACAATTCGTCAATTTTTATTTTTTTGCTGTCAAGACTTACATTAGCATTTTTTCGCTGTATAATCCTATGTTCTAATGAATTAACATCTACAGTATACTCGTCGTCAATATGTAGACCAAATTTCAAACTTCTGTCTTTATACAGAATTAAATTGTCAGAAGTTGGCTCTCCTAGTGTGTCAATTAATTCGCTAACTGCTTCGTTGGGTAAGTTTTTAATTTTATAATTGTATACACCTGGCAAAGAATCTTTTCTGCTAAACTTTGAAATCTTATTATACAAGTCTTGTACTGTAGGATCAATGTCAAAGTTTTTATCTGCAAAAGCAGTTACAATTCTAAAAAGATTTTGTTCACTATATTCAAAGTATTGAATTTTTGTTTTTTTGTCGTAGTAGTGATTTTTTAATTGTAACTTTTCTAATGCACTTATTAACTTTTTTTGAAAACTAAATCTTACAGCAATAAATGGTGATTTAGAGGATTTGTACTCAGTTGAATCTTCAATTTGATCTACTATTTTAATCCATCTGCTGCGATCAATTTCTCTCAAAGGCATTCTAGGAGTTTCAAGGTCATTATCATTAACAATAAAGCCATCAGCTTCTAACTGATCTTTATAATACATTACCTTGTTTTTTGCAAGTTCAAACTGTCGATCTGTATAAGGCACACCTTTAAAAGTCTGTCTAGCCAAACTATGAATAAGATTAAAATCAGGGCGATCGAGCTTAATAGACTCGCCGCCAGCCTGTATGCCTGCTAAAATTTCAATGTAATCTTCTACTGTAAACATACATACAGTATAACTTAAAACAACTTAGAAGTCAAGCGTTTAAGTGGTAATCCTGCAGAAATTTCTTCAATAGTGTATTCAGTCCAGGCGTAGTCGTTTAGCCATTGTGTTCTATCTGTAAACATAGGATTTTCTATATCGTGAAGGAAATCTATATCGTTAGCAACATCGTATGCTAAACTACTTGGGCTTACAAACGCAGGAACACCTGCAATGACACTGTGTATACCCGGGTTGCTCGAATAGCTTACAGTAGCGTGTACGTTGCTGTAATCAATGTCAAAGTCGTCATAACTGCCGGGAGTTTGTTTAGGAATTTGTCTATACACATTCTTAAATTCTTTTTCAATATAAGGTAACATACATCTTGGATGTGGTCTAAAATGTATAGGTCTATCTGTATATTTTTGTATTTCTGTGATAGTTTTTAATACCCAATTACTCATACTAGGCATATTAATCCATTGTAAACTTTTATCGTGTTGCCCACATATTAGAATATAATCTCCATCTTGTTTTAGAGGTTTTAATTCCAATCCGAGAAGATTAGCACGATTACCATCGTTCCCCATATCCCCAAAATAAGCGTCTCTATTAATACCATTTAGTGCTACCTTCCAAGTTTCTCCACGTTTAATCCCGCCAACTTCTAAGACCACGGTCGGTTTGGATTGTGCCACGTTCCGTTTCCAGATATCTTTATTCTTAGCCATTCGACCAGCGAAAAGGACACTCCAAATAACATCAACATCAGAAACAGGATCGTTCCAAACAACATCGTGACCAGCAGCCAGCAAACTGTCAGCAAAGGCAGTAAAAATTGGTTTACTATTTTGTGCGCCATAACTTGTCCACAAACTAAATTTCATACTTAAATACTTTCATATAACTTTATTTACACGAGGACAACAATGCCAAGCATAACTGTGGTAACAACATTTCACCCAGAAGGATACACAAAGTACGGACAAAGATTTTTAGAAAGTTTTGCAAAACAAGTAGATCCTAGAATTAAATTAGTAGTATACGCAGAAGGTATACTCCCTCCTAATCCTGATCCAAGAAGAATCGAAATATTACGTGCCGAAGAAGCATTACCTAAACTAAATGCGTTTAAAGCAAAATGGAAGGATGATCCAAAGGCAAACGGTATTCCGCCAGACGATATTAAAGCAAGACGTCCTAGAGATTGGAATAAAGCATTTAAGTGGGACGCAATTAGATTTGCTAACAAAACTTATGCAGTGTTTGATGCGTGTGATAAAGGCAAAGATTGGGTAGTATGGATGGACGCAGACAGTTATATCCATAGTCCGTGGAGTTATGAAGATTTTATTGCATTACTGCCAGAAGATAAATGGTTAACATATGTCGGAAGAGGCAAAGGATCACAAACGTGGCCAGAATGTGGGTTTTACGGTATGAATTTAAATCATCCTATCTGTAGTCTATTTCTTGTTGAATTTGAACGTATGTACGAAGATGCAGAAAACGGAATGTTTAAATTAGAAGAATGGCACGACAGTTATATATTTGGTGAAATATTAAATCGTACACTAGCTGCTAATACTAATGTATTAGATTATAGTGCAGATATGTATCTTAAAGAAGCAAAGACGGGAGGCGGCGGACATCCTCTTATTAACGGACCATTAGGTAAATTTATGGATCATATGAAGGGCGGACGTAAAGACACAGGCAAAAGTTTACAAAAAGATTTAATGGTAAATAGAACTGAGGACTATTGGAAATCTTAATGAAACCATTTTTGTTTGATGTAATGAAAGACATTATAGGAGATGCTAAGTGTGAGTTTATTGGCGAGATTGGCACACACAAAGGAGGGTCTGCTAAACAATTTATTGAGCTATTTGCTCCGCGAGTAAAAAAATTAACCTACTACGGATATGATGTTTTTGATGCAGAAAGTCCTAACTTAGAATTACATAAAAAAGAACGTAATGGTAAGGCTCCTGCAAATATGAGAGCTGCAAAAGCAACACTGTCTAAAGTAAAACTTTCTCATCCTAATATTGAATTTAAATTATTTCAAGGTTATACAACAGATACGTTACAAGAAACAAAATTTGATTTTGTGTATATTGACGGAGGACATAGTTATGAAACTGTCAAGCACGATTATGAAAAAGTTAAAGATAGTAAGATAATTGTGTTTGATGATGTAAAAATTACAGGCGTTAATAAATTTGTAAAAGAGTTATCTAATCAAGGTATTAACGTAGAAATTGTTAAAACTAAAACATCTAAGCACGTCTGGGCAGTAGTTAAGAATTAACATACTGTCTCATATGTTTCCAAGCAGTGCCATCTTCTAATTCACTAAACTTCCAGTGACACATACTAATTCTTTCTAACCATTTTTGTCTGTCAAACACACCAGGATTTTCAATATTTTCAAAACCTGTGTGTGCAACTTCAGCACATTGACTTGTAATGTTGTCTGTAATAAATGCGTGGTAGCCTTGAATAATAGGACCAACTATTGAACTACTGTTGTGGTTTACAACTGCATAACAGCCGACTAGATCTTTTTCTATAGAATCTCTATTTCTACTTAATCCTACACCTTTAAATTGTGCAAGTGACCTAGAAATGTTATTTGCCCGTCTATTTGTTTCGTTATCTTTAGGATGCAGTCTTACAATAATTGGCCTATCTGTATACTTACGAATTTCTACGCAAGTATTAACTAACCACAAGTCTAATTGTAGTTTACCCATACTCCAGCCTTTATCACGCTGCGCACAAATTAAAATATGCCTGCCATCTGTTTTAGTGTTTTCTATTTTTATGCCCGTGTCATTACTAATTTGCTGCCATCTTTTAGGATCTGGGTTATTGTCAAAGTATTGGCCTGTGTTACGAAATACACCGTCAAAACTGTAGCGTAAATAATGATGTGGAGAATTAGATTTGTTAGCATACAAAAATAAATTAGCGTCAGCACAGCAAACGTGCTTGTTTTTTGTTCTGTCTATTACTGCTTGACGTAAACGTAAATGGGGTCCGTTCTTTCCACGCTCGTGTTGCCATCCTTGTATAACACCAACATCAGCATCGAGTAAATCGTTGCCTGCGTGAACAATTCCTGTATCTCCAGCTGCATTTACACCTTGAATAAATTTAGTTAATATGTCAAATTTTTCTTGGCTTTTATTCTTGCTAGGTACTACATTATAGTAACTAACTACCTTCATTAACCACGCTCCAGGCATACCCGCTCATCATTTCTTCTCTATTAAATTGTGCATAACTTAAATGACACATAAGAGAATACATTGTATCTTTGTCTGGCATATTTAATTTTTCTACTTCAGACAACTTAGTATTACAAACTGCTGTAGCACAGTTTGGACCTAAAGCAATAGCAGGCTTACCAAAATTAAGTGCTTCTAATGCTGCAATACTGTTATATGTTATTACACAATATACATCTAGTGCCATTGCTGCTTCTAGTGACTGATTTGTAATTCTATGTCTGCGATCAGGTTTTAATCTAATTTCAATAGGACGATCTGTATATTCCTTTAGTTGTTCACTAACTTGCTTAACCCAAACTTCTGGACTTGGTTGATCCCATAACATCATAACTTTTTCACTAGGAGGAACAAGTAGAATTTTTCTACCATCATTTTTAAACTTTTTGTATTTCCAGTTTAATAATCGGTCGTCTGGTCTATCTTTAATTGGCTGTGTGTTTTGTAATTCATTTTTAGTTACACGGTGCCAAATCTTTGCTTTGCTACCTTCGTTGCCAAAATATCCAGTATCAATTGCATAAAATTCTCTTTTATTTTCCCAGCAATGTTTTAATGCTTTACGACTGCCGCCGCCTAAACCTCTAATAATTAAAGGAGTATTTGTGTGCTGTTCTGTCTTCCAGTCACTAAGTCTGCCACCGCTGCCAATAACAAAAGACTGTAAATATTCATCATACTGTAACCCGTCTTTATGATAAGCAATTCCTTCTTCAGGATCGATAGCAGCATTTTTATGTATTGTACCTTTCATAAATTTATTTTGTATAACTTTCATTGCTTCTTCCTGTGTCTTTCCGTAATACTTACCTGTTGGATCAATTGGGGTGTATATTACTGTTTTTACTGCGTCAATTATGTCTTTAGGTAGGGTAAGTTCTTCAAACTTTGATCCTTTTGATTTAGCTAAATTTGCTTTTTGTTCTGCACCTTTAATACCTTCCATTAGGTACTTGCGTTCAGCACGATAATATTCTAAATTATATTCGCAGTCTTTATATTGTTCAAACCAAGGCCCGCCTTCTGTGTAGTGAATAAACTTTGGTTTTCCATCTTCTGGTTCTTTATACCAACCTACTAACCAGTTCCATTCGTGACTAATTTCGCCTATTTCGCTATCATTTAGCCAACTAAATCTATGTAGGTACTTACCATCAATATTAGGATCATTAACAAGATCTTTTGTTAGTTTTGCATTACTTGGATGTCCGCAATTAACTAACATCATACTAGACCAATTTTTGCGTGGATAGTTTAGCTGTTGTTTGCCATCCATTTTTGTGCCTTCTTTTGGCGTATAATCGTGCTGTGCGCACATCAATGCATACTTATTATTAGCTTGATCAAATAATTTTTTTACATCTTCAACAGCAATAAAGTCGCAATCAATAAACAATGCCCATCCTCTAAACTTGGCCATTTCTGCTATTAAAAATCTTGTAAATGTAAATTCAGTACTAGCAAGTTTATCCGATTTTCGCCAGTATAACCCGTCTCTTTTTAGCAATCTTTGCTTTAAAGGAATAACTTCAATAGGAACTGACGCAGTATCTAACAAACTTTGTTTGCAGGCCTGATAAGCAATATCTTCTCTACTATCCCAGCCTACGTATATTCTTAATGGATCCATTAATCTCTTCTCTCTATGTCTTCTTCAACACATTCACTACCCCATTGAATTTCTAGTATGTGCGCATCTACGCCATTTGGATTTGATGCTTTGTGCCAAACTTCTGCGCCAATCTCATAACCTCTAGCACTTCCTGGCTGTAGATGTACGATGTCTTTTCTATTGTTGAAGTCTGTTTCCATTTTAACAGTACCTTCAAGAACGTGCCAATGTTCAGCTCTTTTAAAATGTCTCTGGTCGCTTAGTGCTTTTCCTGGATATATTACAAGCTCTTTGACTTTGTAACCTTTATCTGGCTTATGATCTAGTACACGCCAGTATCCCCAATCACGTTTTGTCTTTTGTGTTTTCCATTCGTCTAGTATCCAACTGCTCGAATTAGTTTTAGTCTCTCCACCTACACCAAATGCAAACGTAACATCAGGATGATTATTATACATAGAATATTCTAAAGTGTTTTTATTTGTTCTATCGCCTCCATTTGCAAAGACGACCTTCCATTGAGACCCTTTAGTTGCTAATACTTGATAAATTGCTGCGCAAGCACTATCGTCATCGTCATTAAATCCAATAACTTCGTCCACGCATTCTAATTCTTTAATAATAGCTGCACGTTCATTGAATGGCATAAAAGGTCTTCCTTTTTTGCGGACAAGCCATTCGTCTGAGTTAACTCCTACCACAAGGTGGTCGCCTAACTCTTTTGCTGCTTTAAAATATTCTATATGTCCGGAGTGTAGTGGATCAAAGCCACCTGTGACTATAACTACTTTCATAATGATATTTATATGGGTAGTTTATAAATTTTGTTGTATTTGAACTATGTCGTCTTTTGTAATGAAAAAGCGTTCTAATGCTAGATTATAGTTGTACTCTTTCATATTGTTATATTGTTTATCAGAAATATCAAAATTGCTGTCATTCCATAAAAACTTAAATCCTTTAATCCATTCATTGCCTAATGGACTTTCTTTAAATAACACAGGAACAGCATTACTAATAATTGTTTCTATAAATCTATAACTCCACGCATTTGGATGTTGCCATTTTTTTGGTCTACGTTTATCAACGTGATTAGGTACAAGTCCAAATTTTGAATTACACATTATTTGATAATAGTTGGTGTCAAAGTCGTATTTCTTTTTTTGTCTACCTACTTCTGAATGTTTAATATAACTATTTTTATTCATAAACGGACGTAAACTTTCTTCACGACCAAAAGATTCAAAATGTCCTACAAAACAAAAATCATATTGCTTGTCTTGATTTAATTCTTTAATATAGTCTAAGTATGCTCTTGGGTACTTTAGTCCTATATTAAAACCTTTAAGATTTACAGTACCGTTTCTATGATCTACTGTAGGATCTAATTCTTCAACATCAATAAAATGTTCTTCTAATGCATATTTTAATAATCTAAATTGTAATAGATTTGGCGCTGGGGTGCTGCATCCTTTTGCTTTTGTTTTCATTACAATTCCTTAAACTTTTCTATTATTGTATTTAAATTAGGCAGAGTACCTGTAGTAAATTTTACATCGTTAATATCTTTTGCAATATGTGTTTCGCACTTAACTGAGGCAAAATAATCTTTAAATTTTATATTATTGCCTTTTAATTTATTACTGTACAACAACCAACTTGCAGGAATTCCATATGCGTGTGCAGCAATGATTCCGTGAAGTGAAGTAGAAATAATACTCCTACACTTTGTAATTTCTCTTGCTACTTCTAAAGGATTTTCATTTGACAAATTAATAACTTTATGTTTAGGATATTTTTCTTTAATTTCGTTGTAGTCAACATAGTGAGGAACTATACCAACATCGTATTCTTTTTTACTTTCGTCACAAAACAACGGAAGTAGTAATGCAGGGTCACCGTACACTGTAGGGCACGTTCCGCCACACTCTAGTACTCTGTGTCTTGTTAATGGTCCTCTAACAAATCTGTAATCTGCTTTGGGGTTAAGTTTATGTTTGCTGTGCATAACGCCGCTACCTAAAACAACCATACCATCCGTTGCTTTGTGTACAATAGACCCAATACACATTGCATTGCCTTGTTCTGGCTTTGAGACCATTTCATACTTTACTCCAGCATAATCTAGAATATACGGAGTAAGTATATCTCCAAAGTTAGGACGACTATTTGACCAAAAAACTTTATTCATTTAGATACTTCTTATACACATTAAGATATTTTTCAGTTACCTTCTGCTCGCCTTTTAAGGTTAGAAAAGAACTATTGTGTCTATTTTTGCCAATAGCCATCCATAACTTATCTAAAGGTTGATAGTCATATTCTTTTGCTAATTGATTTAGTATAGTTTGATCTCTGCCCCAGCGCCAACTATCTAAAGGGACAGAATTAAGTTCTTTTGCTAATTCTTGCCTAAAACCATTGTTGTTAAATGTAACAAACCCTGCAAGCCATCTATCTTCTTTATGGTGTTTTAGTACGTGTTGTTTTTCAAATAGTCGCTGAGTAAAAACATTACCTATACGTCTTGTACAGATTGTGTCAGCATCTAATGTAAAAACATTTTCATTATTTTTAAATTTATTTGCAACTGCTAAAAATCTAACACTTTGCAAATAAGAAATTTTTGATTCGTCATTAGCAAAACTTATAGTTTCTGTAGTAATACTAACGTTATCAAGTTTGTTTTCTTTTGTAGGATTTACAATATGACAATGTAAATTAAACCAAGGATTGTGTCGTTGAATACTTGTTAATAAATTTACTGCCCAGTTATCATAATATGTTTGATCGACACCTAATAAAATATTAAATTGTTGCATCTTCCATACCAGCAACTCTTAGTTTAACAACGTTTGTAATTTGCCACTGCTTTTGATCAAGTGCTTTGAGTACACCTAACCATTTGTTACGTAGGAGTGCAAACTCGTTGATAATCTTTTCATAATCAACAACGTCTGCCTCGCCGTCAACGTATTTTTCAACGTCACGGCTAGACAGAGCTCGTTGATAGTTTTCGA